GAATGCACCGCAATGAAGGATGCGGGATTTGCCGAGCAGTTCGGCGGCAAGTGGACATTCCATCGAGGCCGAGTGATGCCGATGAGAACGGAAATCTCGCAGAAGGGCGAGCCATCGCATGTCATTTACGAGGATCGGGAGTGGTTCAGGTGGTGTGATGTCCACTTGGCATTTGATTACGGATTTACCGATCCTGCGGTAGTTGGGTTTTGGCTCATTGGGCCGAATCAGGTCGTACTTCGTAAGTCAATCTACGAGCGTGGACTCACGCCCGACGATCTAGCGAAACGGGTCAATGCAATCATCGACAGTAACGGCTGGGAAGGGCGCATCACCCGTCACATTGGCGACCCTCGAAAGCCTGAAGTCTGCCAGGTCTTCCGCGACCACGGCCTGCCGATCTTCGACATGAACAAGAACGCTCAGAGCGACCGCAAGGCTGGTCATCTGGAGTTGATGAACTACCTCGCGACGAATCCGCACACGGGTGAGCCGAACATGCTGATCCATGCCGATAACGTCGAAATACTCGATGAGTGGAATACGCTCCGATACAACGACCGGGTTCGCGACCCGAGTTCCACTCATGCACTGATTGGCCGCGACGATGGCTACGACATGAGCCGTTACTTCGTGATGAGCAAGCCGCCGATCGAGATGTCTGCGGACGTGATCCGGCTCGACCAAACGGACTTCGCGCAGATGCGCTGGTCTATTGCCAATCACCAGCGCCGTGCGGCGCGCAAGATCGTCACAGTCGGCAGGCCAATGGCTTCCGGCATGGCGTCGGTGGGGGTGTAAATGCCGAGATACGCAGTAGACGTAAAGGATGCTCAGGCGATGCTTCGCATGGCCGACCGCGAGTGGCAAAACGTCGGCCTCCTATCCAACGATCGGGAAGGCACAAACTCGACGTATCGCATGGAGCAGTTCCTCGATGCCTATCGAGGCCAGTTCCCTGATTCGATGCCCGGAGCAGTCGAAGATGTGGATCAGTTCGTCGGGAACCTGTTTTTCAGCATCTTCAATACGCTGATAAGTCAGACATCGGCACGCGACCCGGAGCCGGTACTTCGTCCTTCGGGCGGCACCGCCGCAGAGCCCTCTGCATGGCGGCGTGCGTGGCTGAACCAGAAGGTGATCCGCACGCTGATCCGCGAGAAGAAGTTCCGTCGCGAGATGGACCGTGCGCTGATGTCCGCAATCATGAGCCCCTTCGGGTTGGTTCGGCACGGGTTCACGCCAGACATCGAAGAGTACGAGAAAAACGGTGTCATCCATCACCGCTTCAAGAATCAGACACCCGAATTGCCCTGGATTCAGTCGATGCGACCTTGGCAGGTTCGCATTGATCCGATGGTGAACAATTTCGATATGGACGGTGAGCCGGGTTGGATCGCTTTTCAAAATCTCTATCGCTCTCGGGCGGAAATTCGAGACAATCCGGCCATCGTTGACCGCGACGACTGGGAACCGACATTCCACTACGACCTCCGGCCTATGCACGATCGGCAGACACCGAAGGCTTCGCATAGCGGGACCATGGCAGGCCGCAGTCGCAAGCAGGACAAAGACACACTCTCGCTGTTTGAAGAGTGGGTGATCTACGATGCCAACCGGCGCACGTTCTATGGCGTCTCGCACGGCAGCGACTCGCTTGTCCGCAAAGAGCGCGACTGGCCTCTGGATTGGGGACAGCTTCCTGCGTCGATACTCACGATCAACGAACAGCTCGATAGTCCGTTTGGAATACCGTTCCCGCAAATGATCTGGCAGGAACAGATGCTCTATAACCGCATCTGGACAATCCTGAATGCGCTGGTTAGTCGATTTCAACGGAAGGTCATCATCAACCAATCCGCGTTTGCAGGTAACGAAACGCAGCTTGAGAACCTCATCAATCCCGACAGTCTTTCTGAGTTCATTCTCGTCAATGGCCCGGTCGATCAAGTCGTGAGGGAAGTCGGCCTCTCTGCAATCGACAGCCAGATCATCGGACTCCTGTTCCAGCTCAAGGAGCAGATCCGCGAAGTTCTTGGCATCTCTAGTTTCGACCGTGGGCAGCGCGCGAATGTGGAAACGGCATCCGAGGCAAACCAGATAGGCGCGGGTGGCGCGTTAGCCCGCAGCCGGGTGCAGGGGAAGTTCGAGAACTTCTGGGTCGATACGATTCGTGCCGCCCATCGCGCGCTGCTCCAAACCGAAGACTCCCGCGAATACTTCATTCCGATCATCGGCGAGCAGAACACACTTTTCTTGACGCAGGGCGAGATCGCCCAGGGCTTCGTCAAGGTCGGACTTGAAGAGTTGCAGGGCGAGTTCGATTACGGCGTCAAGCTGAACAGCACGACACCACTGGACCCCGCGCAGGAACTCGCAAAGGTCGATGCGACCTACAGGGCGGCGGGTGGTGCAGAGGCACAAGACCTCGACCACATCTTCATCAAGAAGCGACTGTTTGAGCTTGCAGGCGAAGATGCGGAACGTGCAGTCGTCTCTCGCGAACTCAGCGAAGAGATGGGCAGGCAGAACCCCGAAGGTGGCGGCGGCGGCGGCGGCAATCCACCGCAGGGCGGCGACATCTCCAGTCTCACGGGTATTCAGGGAGGTGCCGCCTGATGGCCGTACTCCAAGACTGCTATTGCCCGGAGTGCAATAAAGAAGCCACTGATATTTGGTCAGACGGCATTCCGATGTGCTGCGGGACTGAGATGCGGATTCTCGTACCGCTTGTCAAGACGTTCGAGTGGGGTGGGCCTCGGACCTACATACACCTCCGAGATGAACCGTTCTCTTCGCGTTCTGAGTTGAACCGTTACGCGAAGGACAACGGACTATCTCTCGGTGAGTCCTCCGAAAAGGTCGGGGGCGCACGAAACGATATGTATGAGGGATTGGGCAAGTCGTACTCGTACAAAGGTGCGAGCGGCAGAGACAATCCCTTGGCAAATCTGCCGAGGAGGCAATAGGTGAGCGAAGAAGCGGGTATTCAGGAAGCGAGCCCGGAAGCAACCGAGGAACAGGGCGATGCGAGCGGCGTGAACTATCACGACCGAATCCGCAGCGAGCCTGATTTCGCGGTGCAGCAGATTCAAGAGAAGGACCGCTATATCGGTCAACTGAACGAGAGCAAGGCACGCTACAAGCCACTCGAACAGTACATTGACGCGGTGGGCGGCGAGAAGATCGCTGAGTTGGCGGGCATCGGGAACCGAATCGACACCGACCCCAGGCTCAAGAAGATCATGACCGACGCAATCAATGGCGTTACTCCGCAACCGGCCGAAGTGGAGTCGGAAGAGGAGATTTTCGATCCCGAGATCAAAGCACTCGACGCTCGTTATGCGAGCCGGTACGACGAGCAGCAAACGGTTATTCGGGAATTGCAGGGCCGTCTCAATGAGACGGAAGCAGTCACGCTGAAGGGATCGCTTACAGAGAACATGGAGGCAGCTCTCGCCATGTTCTCGGACGATCCCGAGTCTCTGGAAGAGGCACAGGCTGAAATCAAGAGGGCCGTAGACAACCTCACACAGCAAGCGAAGAACGGTGACAGGTCGGCGTCTCAGCAATTGCAGCAACTCGGTACTCAACAGGGTGCCAAGACGCTTCGCATGATGACGATTGATATCTCCGATCGGTACTACGCAAAGAAGCTGGGGGAGTCTGCGAACCAACCCAATGGTGAGATCACGTTATCGGGGAAGGCGACGGATGCGCGAACGACGACTCGTTCCGCTCTGCCGACCGACACCGTGACAATCAAGTCCGGGGCGAAGGTTACGAACGCATTGGTAGAAGACGTGATGGCACGAGTGGCGCGGAAGTTGGGAAAGGATCCCGACGTTCTGTTCAGGCACTAGACCATCGCATTTGGATAGGGGTAAGCAGATATGGCGATTGCCAGTCTAGACGAATCCCGTGCCCAAAATGAAGTTCTGTCTACGACTGCGGAAATGATTCACCCCGGCATTGTCGAGAACGCTCTCGACGGCCATCCGGGTGCTTCGATCTTCGCAGGCAAAATCGGGTCTGTCCTTTCTGGGCAGCTCGGTGATGACGGATCTCCATCGGGTACGGCGGCTCGCTCGGCAAGCGGTGAGTCGATCAAGGTACGAGTCAAGCTCGACTCGAACGGATCGGCGCGACGTTTGACGAGTGGGTTCTCCGAGTTCAGCTCGGATACGAGTGACACAATTCGTGGCACCCGTGCAAACTGGAAACTGTATGGCTCGACGGCCATCATTTCCGGCCTCGAACGACGCAACAACCGCGGAACCGCTCAGTTGGCGGATTTGTGGAACCACAAGCAGACGGATTCGACTTCCGCTCTGGTGGATCTGTTCGCACAGGACATTTTCAGTACGGCCTCTCCGGCCAACTCTGTTTCGTCCTTGGACAGCATCATCGGTGCGAACGACTCGATTCAGAATGCAAGTGGCGCGACCTACACGAAGTGGAACTCTCGCGGCCTCCAGGCCAAGGGAACCGCTCCGGGCTCGGTGGCGTTTGCGGGTGGCTCGTTTGCCACCACGGGACTCTCCAACTGGAGAATCGCCGCCATGAACTCGACGGAAGGGCGAGTGACGCCCGATGTCATGCTGACGAACGACGACGTGTATCGCTTCTACGAAGCGAGTCTCACGCCGCAGGTTCGTTTCAAGTCGGACGATATGGTCGGAAAGATCGGATTCGAGAGCCTTCAGTTCAAGAATGCCTCGATCTTCCACGATCAGTTTTGCCCGAGTGGCACGACCTACTTCATCAACACCGACACGCTCTTCCTCAATTATGCGGAAGGTGCGCTGTTCGACATGACGCCGGTTTCTGACCAGGCGTTTCAAGATGCCTTCTCCGTGAAGATCATCTTCCAGGGGCAGATGGTCTGCACTGGGCGCAAGTTCAACAACAAAGTCACCGGCCAAACGGCCTAATAAGGAGGGGTAGTTTATGTCCATGGAAACTCCTCGATTGACAAACGGTGTTGCCACGAATCAGACGATTCGGCAGGCAGTTACCGATCAGCGGTTCCCACTTGGGACTCGCGGTGTGATGAGCGACGGACGCGCATTCCGCTACGCGAGCAACGAAGGCATTGCTCTGGTTGCTGGGCAGTTCTGCCAGAGTGAGGCCATTGGGGCCAACTTCATCAACGTCGCGGTCGCAACCGCGGCTGCGGTGGAGGCTACCTCGGTCGATGTCACTCTTGGTGGCAGCGAGACGGTGGTGGCGAACGCCTATGAGGGTGGGTATCTCGTCATCAACGATGCTGCTGGTGAGGGGATCTCCTATCGAATCATCGGCAACACCGCTGTTGCAGCGGGTACGGCGCTTACGCTCACGCTTGACGAGGGTGTTCACGTCGCGCTTACCACCAGTTCTCAGGCATGTGTCCTGAAGAGTCAGTGGGCTGCGGTGGTGATTGCGGCGGCTGGGCATGTCCATCACGTTGCCGGCGTTCCGCAATTCGCGGTTCCGGCTGGGTCTACGGACATCCAATACTTCTGGCTTCAGACCTGGGGTCTTTCGGCGGGAGAGGACGACGCGACGACTGCCGTGGGCGCACCG